CAGCATCGTGACGCCAAGGGTGTTGAGTGCCAGGCGATTGCGCAGCAGCTCGATGAACGAACCGGGCCGTGCATCGGTGAAGACCAAATCGCCAGCTGCAGAAGCAGTGCCGACGGTCAGATCACGCTGGAGGACTTCGTTGCTGATCAGGTAGCCGCGAGCGCTAACGCCCATTTGCTGCTCAACAGCAGCAGACACCTCACGCTCAAAACCGGCGGCGTCGTAAGCGGAGCGATCGTTGGGGAACGCTTGAGCGCGGATGGCACGCAGGAAGCTGTAGGAGCGGGCTTCCTTATCGCTCAGGCCGATGTCAGCCGAACCGCCTGAGGCGATGGGCTGAGCAGCCTTAGGGGTAGCAGGCTGGTTGGCGCGCTTGCCGATAGCGGCGAGCACATCCTTCATGGCGTCAGACTCGCTAGCGCCACGCTCGATCAGGCCTTGGGCCAGATCGTCAGCGGCGTGAGTGCGGCAAAGGCCGGTGATGCTGGAGACGCGAGCGCGCTCATCGGCCGCAGCCTGAGCCCGCACCTCGTCGAGATTGATGGTGGTTTCCACGGGTTGATTCGGGGGTTGGGTTTGGTCTGCGGCCGGGGCCGCGATTGTGGTCTCGAGCTGGCGCCCGATTCCGACGGAGACATCAGCAGGGACCGACACCACCGAAACCTCATGGGGTTGCCATGAAGTCGCAACGATGGAGCCGTCCCTGGTCTGATCGGCGTCGTTGATGCTGTAGCCAACGGAGACATTGCGCAGGATGCCGTCGCGAATATCGGCCAACTTTTCCTCAGCAAATGCTGAGCGGCTGAACCGAACTGCGACCATTCCGCGCTTCTTCTCGCCATCAATCCAGCCGCGCTCAACAACGCCGAGCACTTGATCTGGATTGTGATTCCAGAGCAAAGGCGCGCCGTCATTTAGGCGGGTGAGATCAACAGATTGGGAGTCGTGGCTCAACACCTCGTCTCCAAACCAACGGGCTACCGGAGCCTCACTGCTGAAGCTGAACTCCAGCGACCGTGATTCCTCTCCAATCGCGCTGGCGTCAAATGACGCAACGCGGCGGAGCGGTTCACGATTGAGGTCGCGTTGTTCCATCGGCGCGGCTGTATCTGGGTTCAGGCTATGAAGCGCGGGCATCAGCTTAAATCCTCTAGATCGTCATCGTCTGGTTCGCCTGGTTGTTCTGGCTCGTCGTCGGTTTCAGGAGTGGCCGATGCTGCGCCGCCCTGCATGTCATCGGCTGGGTTGGTATCGAACTGAATGCCTAGCTGCTCAGCGCGTTTCACCTCAGCAGCGCGAGCAATGAGCAGGTCATCCAGGTCGCCGCCCTGCTCGGCCACGATCTGGGCCTGAGTGGCGAAGCCACAGCGCACGGCTTCCTTGTAAGCGGCCACTTCCTTCTGCGGATCAACCCAGCCCCAGCCGCGTGGGAACCACTGCACGGCCTCGAAGCGCTCGGGTGCTAGTTCGTAGCCAGGCAGGGTGACGGCGCCGACAGCCACCGATGCGGCCATCCATCGCTCAAACACTGGCCGGTGCAGGTGCTCAATCAGGAACTGCTGCAGGCTGCGCCAGTTCTCACGGGCCTCAAGCAGCTCCAAGCGGCTGCTGCTGTAGTTGGTTTGGCTGTAATCGCTGCTTAGCGTCGGATAAGGAACGCCGGTAGTTGCGCTGACTGCGCGCAGCATGGCCCGCAAGAACGGTTCAAACTGGCCATCAGGTGCGTCCAGTTGTGGCACGTTGACGCTCTCGCCAGGCGCTAGGTACTTAAAGACTCCAGGTTCAAAGTTGCTGACGCGCTCGGCGTCGTAAACGTCATCACCAACCAGCTCACCTTCAGGGCTTTGGATGAAGCCCATCAGGCTGGATGCTGCCCTGGCCCTTACTACCTCAGCCTCCTCGAATCCTGCTAGGTGATGCAGGCGTTTGACGGCTGCCGCAAACCAGGGAACACCTCGGGTTTGGCCGGGCCGCTCGAGCAGCGCGAGGTGCAGCACCTCATCTGCTGGCACCTCAACCAGCTTGTAGCCAACGCTGCCGGCGATGTCGCCAGGGTGCCGAGTGCGGAATGCGTATGAGATCGGCCTGCCCCACCGATCAGTCTTGACGCCCATGCGCCACTCGTTGCCGTTTGCGTCTGGGCCAACGGTCTTGCCCTCGTCCACAAGGTCAGACTCAAGGATCTCCAGCGCCAGCGGTGTGGTGCCACCGCCAAAGGGTTGCGGCACCAGGCGGATGAACACTTCGCCGGATTCAGCAATGGCCTGAATGGCCAGCCGGCTGATCTCCACGAAACTCAACCGGCCAGCGGTGTGGCAGGTCGATGGCCTGCACCAACGCTCCCAGGCGCTTTCAATTTGACGATTCAGGCGCTCATCAAGGCGGCCGCTGCCGCGTTGCATCGGAATGCGCGACTGCATTCGGATGCCATGGCCGACCACATTGCAGCCGATCGCTCGCAATGCCTGGCGGGCGTAGGCGTTATCTCTGACTAGCTGCCGCGACCGATTCCGCAGTCTGACGATGCTGCCA